ATTAATTCCTACGCCTATTCATGGCTCCGTTAAACCTAACAACATCAATAGTATCACGAACTACTTTCCTAATAGTTCCTCTCAGTTTAGTCAGAAAAGTTTGTATTTTTTGCGCTGATGATCCATTTGGATTTAAATCTATTCTTGGAGCAACGAACAACATATTCCCTTCGCTTGATGTTGTGTATTTGCCTTTGACCTTGTGGAGGAAGTTACCTTGAGTTTCCATGATGGTGTTGCCTTTAACAAGGACTCTCATATCCCCCTCGACTTCAATCTCAAAATGCCCGTTTTTACCTAGATCTTTACCAACACGAATCTTCATCAACCTATCTGTGTTCCATGATGCATTACCACGAACTAAAATAAGTCTATCATTTAAAGTAATGTTCCATTCATTCCCAACAACTTTATGAACTTGACTGCCATTTGGATGGATCTCATCGAATGTTCCCGATCTATGATATGTGTGAATTCTTTCGGCACCCGTTGTATCATCCACTTCGAAAATGTGACCGGACTGAGATTCTACGACATGATTATATGGATACTTGGCCGCATATGGGGTGTATGGTTCCTGCCAATATCCATAAAGAGCAGTATCACAATCCAATACCTCATCTCTCTTTTTTTTAACGACCGTCCAATCTATGTTCTCGTTTCTTACAAGACGATTTGTGTCTGGTTCTCCCATTCTCCCTTCTATTGGGTAAAATCCTGATGGATCTCTAAATCCCACTTTATTATTCATGATTCTATTTTGAAGTGATTTGGGTTTAATTTTGAAATCGTTGTATGGAACTTGATCAAGTCCAGCAACTGCTGTTAAACCTAGAGCAATATCGGGTTTCTGAATTCCACCATAAGAACCAAGCACAAATGGTTGCTGTGCTGCTTCTCCGTCCAAGAAAAACCCGATTACCCAAGATCCCGGTAGAATTCCTGTTGGTGATCTTCCTAATCCTGTCATAGAAGATGTGGTGATAGGCATAAGCACTGTCGCCCACGGAAGATCCTCTGTTGGGATTCCAACAGATGTCTTGTCATCGGTGTGCCAACCTAACACTCTAACACGAAGTCTGCCCATTTTTTCGGGATCTTCTATGTCCTCGACAACACCATGCCACCAAAGAAATCCATTCAGTCCTATGAAATCGGGTCTTAATCTCATCTTATAACTTTCTCTTTAATATCCGGTAATTCACTACCATAACTGTCTCTTGCGACAGTCATTTTCATAGTATGAACCCCATCTGTTACATTATGTACTATTGCAGTAATCATATAATTAGCAGTCAAATATTCATCCAAAAAATCATCTCTGTATTTACTATATTCTTGCGTAAAAAACTCAAGTCTGATTACATTACCCACTCTTATAGTTGTATCCCCATATACATTTAAAACCATGGTCATAGAATTCATCTGATGCATCTGAGATTGTCTGTTCAAAAATCTATCAATTCCAGATGCGTCTTCATGATTACTGAACTGAAAATAAGACTTATCATAATACTTAACATGAGCATCAAATGATTTTTGAATTGGACTGTAATATGGCAACATTCTACCTTTATTTAAACTAGGAGCGTTGTCAAAGGCATCTTTATAAGTGTAATTGTACATGAAGTATGATTTTGTGTTTACTTCATGTACAAGCATATTTGATGCATAAACTCCCATAGTTGTCTCATCAACTTTATCTCCTAAATCTCGTACAGAGTAGTCTATAATATTACGAAGTTCCGACTCCAACATCCGATCACCACTAGCCGACCTAAATCCACCAGGTGCGTTTTTATATGTGCAAATGGGACTTAATTTTTTCAGTTTGGAAATGGGAACAAAGTTATACTTATCAAGATCTTGATAAAAAACATAGTCCGCAATTTGCGTATTCGACTCTGATACTCCTCTATTTGCAAGCCAATTTATGGTATAAAAAGGAGACCAATTTGGAATCAAAACTGTAGTTGATCCGAATGTTTCGTCTGTTAAAAGTTCGGGAAGATCTAAATTCCTTTGTTTTTCCTTATCTCGCATCTCAGAGTAAATAGTTTTAACCATTTCGTTCACGGGGAGATTTCTAAAAACTTTACGCAGCCTAGTCCTGTTCGATAATACTAATGCGGGACACATAAACTCAACACGAATGAGTACATTTGCAGCCCCCTGTCCACGAATATATGATGAGACTTTATAGATTTTGAATCGAACTTTTCTTGGTTTGCTGTCTACGCCAGGAGTGTAGAAAGAAATATACAAGTCTTCATCACCTATTATTGGGAGGTTTTTAACCAAATTCATCGAATCGGCTATCACTAGTGATCCTGATAGAGAGTTTGAAAACATGTCTTCTGTGATTGAAAAGTCTCCAACAATCTTTCTCAAATCGACTTCAAGTCCTGAGTAAGACACAAGACGAATTTCATCAACTACAACATCTCCTGCCGTGTAAAATTTATCAGTTGATTTAATCACTTAACAAACTCCTCATGTCTTTGATAACAGAGTCAATAATTTCAGGTCGAACTATCTTGATGTTTCGAAGGGAATCATTTTTTTCTGTCTCATACTGATAATTCGACACCGAAACGATGTTTCTATTCGCCAACGGTATAACTTCGTTCCCATAAACTGCATATCTGTCCATGATGCTAGAATTTACAATACTCCCATCTGAAGTGGATATGAGTGCATGATGATCAACAATATCACCTGTGTTTGTGTCAACAAAATGATGCACAGAGTAAATATTATCTTCGACTACTTTTCCAACAGAAGCATATATGCTTAGACCATCAGTTCTATTGTGAGTTAAATCCAAAATTTCGGAGTTAAAATTTGTGATATTTGGAGTTATAGAAAAGGATCCAGTTATAGTATCAGAGTCCAAAACAATTTTGTATAAATTAGGATCCCAACTTTTTACAGTTCCGTGTACAATAGACGAGCCTCTAGTTTGTGTTACTCTCTGTCCGACCTCATACCATAATTGTTCATTTGCTGCTTCCAGAATTCCAAACCTATTTCCGAATTTTGCTACCTTTGAGTTGATGAATATCGCTTTTCCTTTGTAATTGTTTTTAATCATTCGGTTCAAGTCACCGGATGTTAAAGGCCAATCAAAAAAGGGATTCAGTATTTCATTGAAGATCAATATAACCCAATGTAAATCCGATCTTCCATATAAACGATAAGAAAGTGTATCAGGACGATCACCATCTTTTATAGTGTAATCACGATAGGATACCTGTGATGTTTTCACATAGTCTAGAAACTTTGCTCTTACGGTAATGTTCTTTGCATTAATACGAACAGTCTTACCATCGATGACTATCGGGTAGGCTAGATTTGGAAAGTTGCCAAAATATGCCACGATTATGCTCCTCTTGCTATTCGTTCTCTTGTTAAAAGTTCAAGTTCGCTGAATTCTAAATTGAGTTTGATTTTTGTGGGAGACACTTTACCCTCTGAATCAACAATTGTAGATGTAAATGTTTTTTCACCATAGTCGGTGCTTATCGAAGTCAAAGCACATTTCATTATCTTAGGCATACGAATAACTTCAGCATTTTTGTATAAGAATTCGATCTGAAACTCAGCGGGGAAATCGAGAAATCTCCCACCCTTAGATCTATTTGGGTGTGCGTACAACTTGAATGTATTTACTATTCTTTCAATAATAACTGCTTCGGTTTGTGATCTTGGGAAAAAATCAAACTCAAATCTAAATGTTCTTCTTCCGACTCCTTTGAACAAATGCACAACAAAAGGATTTCTAATCTCCCTTGTTGCCGCAGCCTGATTGTTCGCAAATATCTCTTGCCCACCAACAAGTTCTATAGTTTCATCTGCAACTTTCAAAGCGGCCATTCCAACAGTTTTAGCCAGTTCTGCTTGAACTTCAGCCGAAGTACTAGTTTGAGTTTCAGTAAGACTTCTAAGTCCTCTTAATATATCTAACGAAGTTAGGTCAGCATCTTCATAATCAAATTTGTAAGACACATTTATTTGTCCAGGAATGTAAAGATATATGCTCTGAACTTCCTCAGTTAGTTTAGCAAATCCCGATGCCTCCTCAACAAAAGAATCCCTGCCTTTTGCCGCTCCGCTCACATTAAACCCCGAACTGTCGCCACCAAAAGCGTTTAAAACATTATCTACTGTTGTATCAAATGATACTTTAGCAAGTTTCACAAGTTGGGCAAGGGATATGCTCGCATTTGGATCTTCCCTTTCACTTTGCTCTCTAGATTGAAACATCCTAGTCAATTCATTTTGATTTTCTGTGAACTTCTGTCTATGTCTTCTCAACTCAATTCCGCCGGTATCATAAATGGTAAACCGCATCATATATTGAAGATCATCGGTCTGACCAAGATCATCAGGATAATACAGCGGTGGTGATCTAATTGTGCTTGTGTCCCCTGAATCTGAGAAAGCATTTTCATATTCGTCTTCGCCCCAGGGCCATGCTGGATTCGGCTTCGGAGGCTTGGGCACCGGTTGCAGATCGCTGTCATACCATGGATTAAGTGGGTCAAATGGATACTGATTCATAATTGTATTTAGACGAAAACTACCTAAATAAACTCAAGTTATAAGGAGGTAAAAATCCGTAGATCAAACGCAAGTTATAAGGGGTGCTACAAACCAAAAAACCCACAAAAATACAAAGGAGACCCCAACAACTGTTTTTATCGTTCACTTTGGGAAAGAAAGTTCATGTTGTTTTGTGACGAAAACTCATCGGTGCTGGAATGGTCTTCGGAGGAAGTTATTATTCCCTATACCTCACCAATAGATGGAAAAGTTCACAGATACTTTGTTGATTTTTGGATAAAGGTTTTGTCGAAAGATGGAAATAAACGAGTATACCTCATAGAAATTAAGCCCAAATCACAAACTAAAAAACCAAATCCGCCCAAGTCAAAAAAAGTGTCCAAGTCAAAACTAACAGAAATGAAAAATTGGATGATTAATTCTGCAAAATGGAACGCTGCTAGAAAAATTTGTGAGGATAAAGGGTGGGAGTTTAAAATTCTGACTGAGGACAATTTATTCACAAAGAACGGAACCAGTAATGAGTAAACGAGAAGTCGGAAAAGTCGTAAAAGAATTTAATCAATCCGGAAAAGATATTCAATCTAATGCGGCAACATATTGGTTGGCTACTAACTTGAGTAAAATTCAAACTCAAATGAATCCTCAAAATTTTAACCAAAGTATGGCAAGTGTAG